TCGACACGCTTCGCCGACTCGGGGTTCGTGATCGATGGCCGGTTCGACAACGTCTCCGCGGGGATGCTCCTCAAGGTGCTCGATTCCCTCGGCCTGACGGTGAAGCAGGCGCGCGGCGGACGCTCGATCCCGCGCGAGGACCCGCTCGTGCCGCCGTCGTCGCAGACGGAGGAGCCCGAGACGCCGGTCACGGACATGGAGAAGTTCCGCCAGGGCCGCGCGGGGTGACAGCAGAATCGGGGGTGCCGCGTTGTCGACTCCCCGGTACGGCATCACCGAGCCGCGCATCTGGACGAAGCCGCTCGTCGCGCTGACCCCTGAGACATCGCGCGGGTTCGACGTCATCAAGTTCGCTCGTGACGACCTCGGCGTCCGGCTCCTGCCGTGGCAGGAGTGGTTGCTGATACACATGCTCGAGCTGGATTCGTTCGGCCTGCTGCGTTTCCGGAAGGCGCTGGTCATCGTCGGCCGGCAGAACGGCAAGACTGCAGTCGCTGCGGTGCTCGCGGCGTACTGGATGTACGTCGATGCCGGCCGGTGGCCAGAGCAGCTTCCCGAGCAGGACTTCACCATCGTCGGCGCCGCGCAGAAGCTCGACGTCGCGATGAAGCCGTGGAAGCAGGTGCGACGGTGGGGCGCGCCGGACGACCTAAAGGTCGGCATCGCTCACGACCGGCGCCCTGAGCTGCAGAAGCTCACCTACCCGCCGCGAACGGTGAACGGTGAGACCGACATCCGCACGATCGGCGGCGGCACCTACATGCCCCGCACGTTCGAGGGTGCGCGCGGCCACTCCGCGGCAAGGCTCCTGCTCGACGAGCTGCGTCAGCAGTACGACTACGACGGCTGGGCCGCAATCGAGAAATCCGCGAACGCGATGTTCGACTCGTTCCTGGTCGCCTTCTCCAACGCCGGGACGTCGCGGTCGACCGTGCTCAAGGACGTGCGAGAGATCGCGACCGAGGGCGTCGACGACCCGGACACGGAGTGGTTCATCGCCGAGTGGTCGGCGGAACAGAAGGCTCCGCTCGACGACCCGCAAGCGTTCGCGCAGGCCAACCCGTCGGCGGGGCACCTGCCCGGCATGACGATCGCCGGCCTCATGCGCACGGCCGCGAAGGCGAAGAACAAGAACGTCGAGCGCGTCGAGGTGCTCGGGCAGTGGGTGACGTCTCTCGTGACGCCATACCTCGACGTGCAGAAGTGGCAGGCCTCGGCCGACGCGCCTGTGCTGGACGACGGCGAGCTGGTCGTTCCCGGCTCTCGGATCGCGGACTCGTCGCGCATGGTCATGGGCATCGACGTGCACCGCGAGAAGCGGCTCACCCGATCAAGCATCGGCGTCGCCGGCTACCGCGAGGACGGCCGGGTGCACCTCGAGCTGATTGCGCAGCGCACCGGCATGACGTGGGTCGTGAAGCACGCCAGGGCCGTCCGCGAAAAGACCGGCATCAATCAGGTGGCGATCCAGACGAAGGGCTGCGACGCCGCCGATCTCGTGGCGGACCTTCGCGAGGCCGGGTTCGACATCGTCGACATCTCCGCGACGACGCTGCTCATCTCGGCCGGCCGACTCCGTGATCGCCTCCGCGAGGACAAGATCCGGCACCGCTCGCAGGGTCCGCTCGACCTCGCCGTCGACAACGGCGCGACGAAGACACTCGGCGGCATGGACGTCTGGGACCGCGATGCCGGGCCCGTCGACATCGCCCCGCTCGTCGCGCTGACATATGCACTCGTCGGGCTCGAGTCGTTCGTCCCGCCGCCGCCGCCAGCACCGCAACCGCCGCAGCCGTCAGCGCGCATCCTCTCCCGCGAAGAGACGCCTCGCGGCGGCTGGGGAGATCTCGCCGTCGCCCGAATCTGAACCGGAGGTCTCCCTTGCCTGAGATCGGATACCAGACCGCACACTCGAACCTCGCTCGCTGGTCGAGCTTCCTCGACGAGGCGGACGCCGACCCGGATTTCCAGTGGCCGAAGTCGATCGGCATCGTCGATCGGATGCGCCGCGACGACACGCAGGTTGTGTCGATGCTGCGCGCGGTGATGCTGCCTCTCCTCGAGTCCGAGTGGCTGCTCGATGCGACGGGTGTGCGTCAGGAGGTCGCGGATCACGTATCCCGCGATCTGGCCCTGAGCATCAAGGGCGTCCCCTGGACGGCGCCGCTGCGCACTAAGGGGCGGTTCTCCTTCGCGGAGCACCTGCCCCTCGCGCTGCTCGAGCTGGTCCACGGCCACTCTGTGTTCGAGCAGGTATACGAGGTCGACGCATTCGGTCGCGCTCACCTGCAGAAGCTGTCGTGGCGTCCGCCCCGCACGATCGCCGAATTCGAGGTCGCCCGCGACGGCGGGCTGGTCGCCATCAAGCAGTTCGGCACTGGCCGTATCGAGCAGTCGCGCCTGCTCGGCCCGATCGTGCAGGGCGACGTCCGGATCCCCGTGAACCGTCTCGTCGTGTACGTCAACGAGCGTGAGGGCTCGAACTGGGCGGGCGTGTCTCTGCTCCGGCCGGCTTACAAGATGTGGCTGCTCAAGGACCGAACCCTCCGGGTGCAGGCTCTCGCGTCTGACCGGAATGGCCTGGGCCTTCCGATCTACACGAGCGCACCGCCGCCCGAGGGTGCGTCCTACGAGCAGAAGAAGGCGTGGCTCGACGAGGAAATCGAGCGCGGGCTGTCGATCGCGCGGGGCTCTCGCGCCGGAGACACGGCGGGCGCTTCGCTGCCGCACGGCGCGCAGCTCACGTTCTCCGGAGTAGAGGGCAACCTGCCCGATCTCGACAAGCAGATCCGCTACTACGACGAGCAGATCGGGCGCGCCGCGTTGACGAACTTCCTCAACCTCGGTGGGGACAACTCGACCGGGTCGTATGCGCTCGGCGACACGTTCGAGAACTTCTTCACGAAGTCCCTGAACTCGCTTGCGCGGCACATCGTGACGGTGTTTCAGCAGCACGTCATCGAGGACCTTGTCGACGCGAACTGGGGGCCGAACGAGCCCGCACCGCGACTGGTCGCACCGAAGATCGGCGCCGAACACCCCGCCACGGCGGAAGCGATTCGCGCGCTCCTCGACTCCGGCGCGATCCGGTGGGACCCGGCGCTCGAGGCGCACCTCCGCGCGCAGTACGGCCTCCCGGTTCGACCGGAGTCCGACACCGCAGGCGCGACGGACGTCGACCCGCGAGCCGCTCGCGCCATCGCCGAGACGGTGCAGAAGTCGTACCTCGGCGTCGGCACCGTCCTCACCCGACGTGAGGCACGGGAGCTTGCTCGTCGAGCCGGCGCCCGTATCGATCCCGACGAACAGCCGACACAGACCCAGGAGGCGTCATGACAACTCGAACGACAGCCGCCGCGCCGCCGCGCGGTGACGGCGATCAGGAGCGCCAGGCGCGCCGGTACTGGGGCTCCATCGAGCCGCCCACTGCGAAGGCCGACTTCTTCAGTGCCGTGACCGCGCCGACCGCCGAGGGCGATGCCCGCGTGGCGACCATCCGCATGTACGGACCGATCGACTCGTGGGGCGGATGGTGGGGCATCTCGACCGAGGACGTCGCCCGCGTGCTGGACGCGTTGCCGGCATCCGTCGAGCAGATCGTGCTCCGCATCAACTCGCCTGGCGGCGAGGTGTGGGAGGCGATGGCGATCCTCAACATGCTCGGCGCGCACCGTGCACGCGTGACGGCCGTCGTCGACGGACTCGCGGCGTCAGCCGCTTCGTTCATCGCGGCGAGCTGCGACGAGACGGTCATGAGCCCCGGCAGTCAGATGATGATCCACTCGCCGTCCTCGATTGCCTGGGGCAACGCCGCGGAGATGCGCAAGACCGCCGACTTCCTCGACGTACTGCAGGCCTCGATGATCGAGGTCTACACCGACAAGGCGGGCGAGAAGGACTGGGCCACGCTCCTCGAGGAGGAGACATGGCTCACCGCTGGCGCCACCGTCGAGCTGGGTCTCGCTGACCGTGTCGACGTCGTCCCCGACGCGGGTCCCGCCGCGACCGTCGGCCAGGACGAGGAAGAGATCGACATCGTCGTCCTTCCCGTCGAACCCGAGGACTCCGCGGGCGACCGCATCCACGCCGCCGCGGCATCCGCGCGCGCGACGGCCCCTAAGCCCCCGAGCTCGTCCGAGCCGGGTGTCCCCATCCGAAAGGAGAACGTCGTGGCACACGACGACCCCCAGGCTGGTGTCCGTGAGCGGCTCGGTACGACCGACGCCGATGTGACCGAGGAGACGGCACCCGCCGCCGCCACGACCGCGCTCCCGGCTCCGACCGACACCAACACCCCGGCCGCGGCGCTCCCATCGGGCATCGTGGCGATCGACGCGACGGTCCTCGCCGAGATGCGTGAGAACGCCCGGCTCGGTGCTGAGGCACGCGCCGAGCAGGACCGGTCGCGTCGCGACGGCATCATCGCGACCGCTCTCGCCGAGGGACGCATCACGACCGCATCGCGCGATCACTTCCGCACGATGCTCGACACCGACGAGGCGGGCACCACGGCTGCGCTCGCGTCGCTGCAGAAGAACACGGCGCTGGCCGTGGAGGAGATCGGTCACGGAGTCGCCGAGATCGACGACACCGCCTACCCCGCGCACTGGAAGCGCTGAGAGGACCAACATCATGGCAAACGAATGCATCCCGGCATACCGTCCGGGCGCTGACGTGACCGCGACCGCTGGCGCTGGCGGCGTGGTCGGCAAGACCTTCGTCGACATCTCGGCCGCTCTTGGCGTCGCCGCGGGCACTCCCGCGACGGTCGTCACCGCGACCGCAGCCGGCCTGTCCATCGGCGTCGCCTCGCGCGACGCGGCAGCCGGCGCCAAGCTCCACGTCGTCCGCGGCAAGGGCTCGATCGTCCCCGTTACCGCGGGCGGCACGATCGCGGTCGGCGCCGAGGTCGAGGTGGGATCCAACGGGCGTGCGGTCACGCTCGCCTCCGGCAAGGCCCGTGGCCGCGCCTGGTCGGCCGGAACGTCCGGCAACGACGTCTTCATCGAACTCTACTGAGAGAGGAGAGCAAATCATGGCAAACCCCAACGCCACCGCATATCCCTTCGCGGCGCCGTCCGTCAGCGGTTCCACCATCACGGTGGAGCAGATGCTCAACCAGCCGACGCGCATCACCCGGTACCTGTCGGACATCGAGCTGCGGAACTACATCAGCCCGCTGTTCTTCTCGACGCCCGGCGGTGTGTCCGGCGGGGCGGTCATCTACGACCAGCTCACGCTGAACGACCTGTTCCCGACCCGCGACGTTCAGGAGGTCGCGCCCGGCGCGGAGTTCCCGGACCTCACGTCGGAGGATGGCGAGCCGAAGGTCGCTGCCGTCGAGAAGCACGGTGGCAAGTTCTTCGTCACCGACGAGGCGCGGGACCGCAACGACAGCGGCAAGATCCAGCGCGAGGGTCGCAAGATCATGAACGCGATGGTGCGCCGGCAGGACGCACGTGCGATCGCAGTCGTCGAGGCGGCGATCACGGCGAACCCGTCGCAGGTCATCACAGGCCTCAACTGGAACAACGTCGTCACCGGCGGCTCGAGCCAGTCGAACGCGTCGGCGTGGCCGGCTGCGGATATCGCAAAGGTCATGAAGAAGGCCGACGAGCAGGAACTGGGTGTCGCGATCGACACGCTGGTCTTCAACCCGGACCAGCTCTTCCAGCTCCGTCTGGTGTACGGCGATGACCTGCAGGCGCTGTTCGACGCGTACGGCATCGAGAACGCTATGTCCTCGAACCGCGTCGCCCCGGGAACCGCGTACGCGCTGCAGGCCGGTCTGCCGGGCGAGATGCGCGCCGAGAAGCCGCTGGGTACGGAGACGTGGCGTGAACCGGACACCGAGCGGACGTGGGTCCAGACCTCGGCCCGCTTCGTCCAGTACATCACCGACCCCTTCTCGGTGTTCAAGCTGACGGGCCTGGCCGGCTGATGGGCGAGCGGACGATCCGATCAGGCATCGGCACGTACCAGCGACCGGATGGGCAGTGGACTCACGGCTCGCTCGGCGACACGGTCGAGGTGCACGAGGACGACCTCGAGCGCTTCGATCGCCTCAACCCCCCCGAGCCCGAGGTTGTCGAGCACGACGTCGACTCGGACGCGGATGAGGACGAGGTGTCGGCGACCACGGCAGCCGAACTTGCCGAAGCGGTGAAGGCCGTCGAGGACGAGGCGCGCAAGGTCGCCCAGGCGAAGGCCGACCTCGATCGCGAGCGTGCGGAGTTCGAGGCCGCGAAGGTGAAAGCGGCCGCGAACTCTGACGCCCGCACCGAGGAGGCTGCGTCCGGCCTGCCCGAGGGTGACCCTGCGAAGGGGTGGACCCACGAGCAGATCGACGAGTGGGCGCGTCACCAGGATCCGCCCGTCGAGCTGAAAGACGACGCGTCGAAGGACGTGAAGCTCGCCGCGATCCAGGAGTACCTGGACGCCAAGAAGTCCTGACCTACGGGTCGGGCAGCTACCGGACGGGACCAGTCCCCCGCGTGCGCGCGCCGCGGGGCTGGTCCCGTCCCCATGTTCTCCGGGGCGGAGCGCCCCGCTCCCGGCCACTACGCCGAAGGGACCACCGCCAATGCCTATCGCCTTCGCAACGGGCGCCATTCAGCCGACCGACATCGGCGCTGACGCCGACCTCGCACGCCGCATCCTGATCCGCGCGCGAGAGATCGCCCCGCTCATCGTGACGTTCGACACCGGAACAGAGCCGCGCGCCGATGCGCTGGCCATCCTCAAGGGCGTCTACAAGCGCGCCGAGGAGATCGGAACCGGCACCACCGCTTCACGTTCCCGGAACGGCACGAGCATCTCTTCCCGCGACGTGCGCTCCGCATTCTTCGACGACGACCTCTCCGGGCTGCGTCTGCTGCAGGCCGAGGCCGCAGGGGACACGGTGTCGCGGCCAGGCCTTCCCCGTGGGTCCTTCCCGACTGACCGTCCCGTGTCGAGGCTCTGGCCGGAGACCTACGCATGAGCTGGGATGACCCGTTCTGGTGGCCGCACAAGGTGCGCGTGCGCCGACTGCTGCAGGGCGGATCTCGCGGCCCGCGGCTCGACGACGAGAACCCAGAGATCAAAGCCGAGGTGCTCGACGGCGCACGGATGGTGCGGACCGCGGACGGTCGCGAGGTCGTGTCGTCCTCCCGCGTAACCGTCCCCATCGACACCGACGTCCCGCTCGGGTCCGAGATCACCGTGTGGCCCGGCAGGGCGCGCGAGCGGACCGCGACGGTTCTCGCCGTGTCCGTCGAGGAGAACGAGCCGCCGCTCGCGTCCCAGCTCGTTCTCTCCCTCACCTGATCGGAGGACCTCATGAAGATGCTTCCCATCCAGTCGACGATCGAAAAGGCGGCGACCGAGGGCCTCCGCGATGGCGGCCGGCAACTCATGCGCGAAGCGAAGAACCTCGCCCCCGAGGACGACAGCGACCTCAAGGACTCGTTCCGTGTCACCGTCGCTGACGGTGAGGTCACCGTCGCCGCGACTGCGCCGCACGCGTGGCTGCAGCACGAGCGCCTCGACTGGAACCATCCGAACGGCGGACAGGCAAAGTTCCTCGAAACCGCCGCCGACTCGGTCTCGGTCGAGGAAGCCGTGGCCGCACGAGTGAGGGCGGCGCTCGGTGGCTGAGCGCGAAGCGAGGGGCGGCTTCCTGCCCCCCGGCGAATCCGTGCTGCGCGTCCTCGGCGACCGACCGGAGTACTTCATTCCACTCGACGCCACGGTGCGATCCCGTCGCGCGCTCGCCGAGATGCGGCGTCGGCTGGAGGACGGTACCGATGGATGACGTCACGCTCACTCGCGCTGTGTGCACGCTGCTTGGACGCATCCCCGGATTCTTCTACGACCCGGACGCCGAGGAGATGCCGGCCGAGCAGGTCGCGATCTTCGAGGGGGTCGTGCAACCGAACCCGGATCGCGCCATCGGCGTGCGGGTCTACGGGCACACCGACGGCGATCTGCTCGTCCGTCGCGTGCAGCTCAGGTTCCGCGGTCGCCCCTACGACAGCACGGGCGCGGATGCTCTCGCGAGCGTTGCGTTCATCGTGCTCCACGGACTCTCCCGGGCGGGAGGGATCAGCGACATCCGTCGCATCTCAAGTGGTCCCCTCGGGGCCGACGAGTCGAACCGCGAAGAACGGTCCGACAACTACCAGGTAATCCTCGAAACGGAGACTCAGCAATGAACATGCTCGCCCCTCTCCCCGCTGGCGCGACGCTCGGTAAGAGCTTCGAGTACGGCGTGGACGTCAACCTCGGCACCTACGCCGACCCGATCTGGCAGGCGATCCGCCGCCTGTTCGGCTACCAGCCCACCGACACCCCGACGACCCAGGACGCGCAGACGTACGACGACCTCGGCGCGCCCAACTCGGATGTGACCGGCTGGGGCTGGGGCCTCGGCTTCAACGTCCAGGTGCACCGCAACGTCAACACGGGTCTCTTCATGCCCGAGGTCGAGTACCTGCTCGCCCGCACCAAGCCGACCGCTGTCGGCGAGCTGGCGATCGCCGACGTGCGCTGGTACCACAAGCCCGCCGTCGGCGCCCCGAACCCGACTGACGCCGGTCGCGGTCAGGCGACCGTCGCCAAGACGCGTCAGAACACGGGCCCCGGTGGCGAGATCGAGGTGCTCGGCTTCACGCTCTCCGGCAAGGGTGCGTACGAAGAGATCGCGAACCCGTTCACCGGCTGGGGCGTCACCGCTCCGCTCGTGGCCGCGGTCACGCCCGAGGGTGCGCTCGACGGCGACCTGGTGACGATCACCGGCCAGGGCTTCATCGGCGCGACGAACGTCACGATCGGCGGCGACCCTGCCGAGTTCCTCGTGATCAACGGCGCGAGCATCGTCATGCAGATCCCCGTGGGCGACGCCGGCTCCGAGCCGATCATCGTCACCACGCCGGGCGGCTCCTCGGCACCGTTCGCCTACACGCGCGGAGCCTGAGCGTGAGCGCTGTCGACTTCGCGGAGTGGGCGGCGCCGGATCTCGTGTTCAAGAACCTCGGCGCGAATGCCGAGGGCGTCGGGGGGCACACCATTACGGTGCGCCCCCCGACGGTGGACGACATGTCGAAGGTTCTCGCTCTCGCAGTCCGCGGCGAGGTGAACCTCGGCATCGTCCCCAAAGAGACGGAGATCCCGCAGCCGATCCTCGACGTGCTCGCGACGGTCAAGCCCGAGGATCACCCCGCCCTCGGCGACGCGTTCGACGAGATGAAGGCGAAGGGGATCAACGCCGCAACCATCGCCAGGGCGGCGTACTACGCGATCTTTCACTGGGCGAGGGGCGAGGAGTACGCCCGCAATCTTGCGGTGCTCCTGTGGGCGCAGGCGGACGCGGAACAGGGTGTGAAGTCTGCGGCGGCACCCGCCCCAAAAGGCTAGAGACCGCGGAGGACTGGGCGCCTTACGGAATCGGTGAACCCGACGAAGAGGGCTGGTATCCGGACTACATGCCGGTGCCGCAAGAACTCCTGCCCGAAGCACCCTCCGCGGTCTCCACCCCGGACGAGGCGCCGACGATCGACTCGTCGCTGCTCGCCATCGTCTCCCACTGGCGGCTCGTCGTCGCCGACCTCATCGACGCGGGGATCGACCTGTACGACCCCGCCGTCCGTGCTCGGCCGTGGCCCGGCATCCGCACGAAGCTATTCAGCCTGCTCGAGCCCGAGTCCACCTCGCGGCTGCGGCGCGCTCTCACCCGGAGGTGATTCATGACCACCCGTGTCGGTGCAATCGAGGTGCTGCTGACCGTCGACGACTCGGACGCGGGACGGGCTGAGAAGAACGTCAGGGCGACCGGCGAGCGGATCGAGAAGAAGCCGATCGTCGCGAAGGTCGACGGTGACGCTACCGGCGCGCTGGACATGATGGACAAGGTCGAGACCGAGGCCAAGAAGCTCGTCTCCGAGCGGGCCGTGCTCAAGGTCGAGGCCGACATCGAGCGGGCCGAGAAGAACCTCGACCGCGCGAAGAACCGTCTCGAGGACCTTGCGGTCCGAGCCGAGGGCGGGATCGACGTGACCGCCGACGTGCGCCGCGCCGAGCAGCAGGTGCAGCGCCTCGAGACGCAGATCGAGCGACTCCGCACCGCACGGTCGAATATCGAGATCGAGGCCGACCCTGCGCAGGCTCTGGCCGCGCTGCAGGAGGTCGACCGCGAGGCGAAGCAGCTCGTCTCCCGCGACGTCGCCCTCCGGGTGAACGCGAACGTCGCGAACGCCGAGCGGGCCGTCGCCGACATCCGCTCCGAGATCGACTACCTGCAGTCGCTGTCGCCGACCGTCGACGTGACCGCCGACGTCGCCCAGGCCGAGGCTCGCCTGGCCGGCGCCGAGGCAGCGCTCAAGGATTTGCAGGGCGCACGGGCGACGATGATCGTCGACGTCAACGAGGGCGGCGCGAAGCAGAAGCTCCAGGACGTCGCCGACTTCGCCGAGGACGCAGGGGAGGACGGTGGTCGCCGCGGCGGCGCTGGTCTCCTGACGGGAATCGTCGCCGGTCTCGCATCGATCCCGGTCGCGGGCGCCGTGGTCTCCATCGGGCAGGCGATCGGCGACCAGCTCGTCGACTCGTTCAACGACGCACTACAGGTCGAGGTGCGGCAGGACCGACTGCAGGCGCTGACCGGCATCACCGAGGACGACGCTGCCCGGTTCGCCCGCGCTGCCGGCGAGGCGTACGCGAACGGCTTCGGCGAGTCCATCGAGTCGAATATGAACACCTCGCGCCTGGCGCTGCAGTTCAACCTGATCGACGGTGACGCCACGGCCCGCGAGTCGCAGAAGGTCGTCGAGGGACTCGCCGGTATCGCCGACGTCCTCGAGGAGGACGTGCAGCCCACGGCGACCGCCGTCGCGACTCTGCTCCGCACCGGCATGGCGGCATCCGCCAAAGAGGCGTATGACCTCCTCGCGGCCGGCGCTCGTGAGGGACTGAACCGGAACGAGGACCTCCTCGACACGCTGACCGAGTATCCGGTCGTGCTGCGCCGGCTCGGGCTCACGGGCGAAGAGATGCTCGGCCTGATCAACCAGGGTTTGGAGGCCGGCGCTCGGAACACCGACGTCGCGGCCGACGCGCTCAAGGAGTTCCAGATCCGGGCGACCGATGGGTCGGAGTCCTCGGCTCGCGGCTTCGAGCGGCTCGGTCTCTCCGCGGAGGAGATGACGGCGAAGATCGCCGCTGGTGGCGACTCCGCACGAGAGGGTCTGCAGCAGACGCTCGACGGGCTCCGCGCCATCGAGGACCCGGTGATCCGGAACGCTGCGGCCGTCGAGCTGTTCGGCACCAAAGCCGAGGACCTCGGAGACGCGCTGTTCGCGATGGACCTCTCGACCGCAGTCGACTCCCTCAACGGAGTGGCCGGCGCAGCGGAGGCGATGTACAACACGCTCGCTGACAACGACGCCTCGCGCGTCGAGCGTGCACGGCGGAACATCGAGGTCGCTGCCCAGGGAATCCAGGGTGCTCTCGCGTCGGCGTTCGCGGACCCGCTCGGGGATGCCGCGGATTGGATCGCGTCGAACCGTGGCCCGATGCTGCAGTTCTTCCTCGACCTCGCGAACGGGGCTCTTGACTTCGGAGAGTCGATGCTCGAGTCGGCGGCATCCGGAACGGAGGCTTTCGGAGAGTTCGTGTCGGGTCCGCTCGCGGATGCCGCGGAGGGGCTTGCGTCCCTCATGCGCTGGCTCGGTCAGAACGACGCGGCCGACGGTATCCAGGAGATGGTCGACGGGATGCGCGAGTTCGAGGACTCGACGTCGACGACCGCGGACACCATGCGCGAGCAGGTCGGCGGGGCGCTCGATGCCGCACGGGACAAGCTGAATCAGTTCGGCGAGCCCGCGGTGGCGATGGGCTACCTGAACGACGCTTCGCTCCGGCTCGCTGGGGCGATCGACGAAATCGGGTACGCCGCGGACGGCTCGCAGATCTCGCTGAACGGGATCGAGCTGGCGAACCTCGGTGCGACTGAGGCCGGGCGTCAGCTCGAGAGTCAGGTCCGCAACGCGATCGCCGCGCTCTCGGATGAGATCTACGCCGCGGACATGGCGGGGGAGTCGCAGGAGCAGCTCGCCGGTCGGTACAACACTGCGACGTCGGCGCTCGTCGGGCAGCTCACACAGATGGGCCTCACCGAGGAGCAGGCTCGATCGCTGATCGACACGGTGCTGCAGACGCCCGAGTCGGCGACGACGGCGTTCTCGTCGAACGCCCCTTCGGAGCAGGGCAGAGTGCAGTCCCTCGCCGACCGGATCACCACCCTCCCGGACGGGTCGGTCGTGGTCCGAGCGGACACATCGCCGGCACAGAATTCCGTCGAGGACTTCATCCGCAGGAACGCCGGACGCCGATTCAACATGTACATCGACGCCATCAACTCGGGCGGCGGTGGTGGCCGGGGAATGGCGCAGCAGGCGATGGGCGGCGTGCTCGAGTTCATGGCCGCGGGTGGCATCCCGGGCTTGAGCCCGATGCAGTCCGTCGCGCAGATGGTGCCCGCGAACACATGGCGAGTAGTCGGCGATCGCGGCGACGTGCCGGAGGCGTACGTGCCTCTCGACGGCTCGGCGCGCTCCTGGGCGATCCTCATGGAAGCGCTGCGCCGGATGCCCGGTGGACCCGACGAGGGTCTGGCCGGTGCGCCGTCACCGTCCGGTCCCGGGCCGTCGACCATGCCGCCGATCCAGGTCATCCACAACGGCGACAACTACGCGTACGACCCGCGGGACATCGCGCGCGAGCAGAAGCTCGGGCTCACCCGTGCGCTCGATTCGCTGCCGCCGACTCAGTAGGAGGTTCCTATGCCGATCGTGTTCGCTGCCCCGGCTGCGTCGTCCGGCGATGCGCCGGGCGGTCGACGGCCTCGCCGGATGACGTGGACGGGGTTCGACGGATCGGTGTGGCCTCTCACCCGGCCGCAGGCTAAGAACCCCCGGCTGGCGCCGGGCGTGCAGGGCCTGCACATGCCGCAGATGAACGTACAGAAGTCGTCCTCTCCGCTCGTCTCGGGCGTGGAACTGATGGGCTACTCGCTCCCCGAGCGTGAGGTGTACTGGCCGCTGCTGTTCCGGGCGGCGACAGTCGAGGACTGGGAGCAGGATCACGCTGCATTCTTCGACTCGTTCCATCCGGTCGAGACCGGCGTATGGACGGTCGGCGAGGGACGCGAGGCTCGCACTCTCCCACTGACAGGTGTGTTCGACGGGTCGTACTCGTTCCAGCACGACCCGTTCGTGACAGGACGAGCCGTCATCGGAATCTCGCTCGAGGCACCCCGCCCGCTGTGGCGCGGTCGCCCCGTCGCGCAGGAGTTCGGAGCGGATGAAGGGTCGGACTTCATCCCGCCCGAAGGCGCACCGGACTTCTACGTCTCGCCTGCAGCGACGTTTCAACAGGCCGAGATCCAAAACCCCGGCAACGAGCCGGCCTACCTGGTGTGGACCGTCCAGGGGCCGGCATCGGAGGTGCAGCTCGGCGTCGGCGGCGCAATCATCGAGGTCCCATTCCCCGTGCCGGACGAGTCGACGCTCGTCATCGACACTGACCCTGCCGGGCAGTACGCCACGCTCGACGGCCTCGACGTCACGCGAGAGCTGGGCTTCCAAATGTTCGCTCCAGTCCCCGCCCGCGGCACCTCGCCGCTGGTGATTGCCGCAGCCGGACAAGGGCGAGTACGAGCCGAGCTGGTCCCGCTGTACTGGAGGGCGTTCTGATGGTTCGCCGCCAGTTCGTCGTCGCCCAGTTCCTCGACGCCTCCAACGGATTCGTGCGCCAAGTCGCGCCAGCCAAGACGCAGGCGACGCTCCGGTGGAACGCTGCCTCGGCGGCGTACCTCACGCTGCCCGACAACCACGCGATCCTTCCGACTCTCGTCGGTGAGGACGGGGCGCGCTGCGCGGTGTGGATGGTGACAATCGACGGCGGGACGCTCGCGAAGCGACGCCTGCTCACCGGCCGAGTCGGCGCTGTCGCCGGAGAGGACGCCCCGTTCGGCACCGTCACGGTACCGGTCGTCGACGATTGGCAGGACCTCGCGACGATGCTCGGCTGGCAGGTGCCTGGCGCGGCAATCGGCGGGCAAGGCGCGGCGGAGTACGCGCGATACACCGGCACGTCCGAGGAGAACGCGAAAGCGGCGATCGCGGCGAACGCCGCGCGGCTCGGTCGTCCGTGGGATGTCGCTCCGGCGCTTGGCCTCGGCACAGTGCAGCAACCGCTCGAGGTACGGATGCACGAGCTAGGCGACAAGATCGTGGCTCCGCTGATCAACGATCGACTGCAGCTCACGCACGACTTGGACGAGACGACGAACCGATGGCTCGTCGACGTGCGCGAAGGCGAGACGTTCCCGCGGCCGATCACTCCGCAGTCCGGCGTGCTCTCGCGCTGGTCGTGGGTCAAGCAGCCGCCGACCGCGACCCGCGCCGTCGTCGGTGGGCGCGGCGATGGGACGGCGCGTCAGTTCGCTCTCGTCGTCGACACGGCGCTCGAGGCAGAACTAGGCGTCGCACTGGAGATCTACGTCGACGCGCGAAACGCCGAGGAGGGCGCCGACCTCGCGCCGTACGGGTGGGCCGAACTCGCGAAGCACCGCGGGAAGGCGGGCCTGACGGCAACCCTCCGCGAGACGTCGTGGTTCCGGTTCGCCGACGGCTACGAGCTGGGCGACAAGGTGCGCGTCCAGGTCGGCGCGCTCGACGTCGAGGACGTCATCAGTCAGGTGGACATCACGCACGACACCCGGACGGGGTTCGTCGTCGTGCCGAAGGTCGGGCTCGCGACCGAGGACCCGACAGAGCGTCTCGTCGGATTCGTCAAGAACGTTGCGACCGCCGTGCGCGGTCTGGAGAAGAGGTAGCTGTGGCCATCATCTCGAAGGGCTACGAGGGGACCGTCAACTATGCCGACTGGGCGGTGCTGACGAGCCATCTCGGCGCGCAGTACTCAGTGTTCGGGCCGGACGCCTTAGCGGTGTCGTTCGGATCTGGCGATCGCGAGGTCCGGGTCGGGCCCGGACGTGCTGCAGGGCAGGGCATCCTCGATGACAACGACGCTCCTGTCTCGCTCGTCGGAGCGACGGTCGGTGCCGGGTCGCGGTGGGACCTGATCGCACTGCGCCGGGACTGGACGACTTCGGAGACGGTGCCAGTCCTTATCCCGGGCTCGTCGACGAAGGCATTGCCGGCGACGCGGGAGGACGAGCCCGGATCGAAGGACGACCAGCCGCTGGCGCTCGTCCGATTCGCGGCCGGCCAGACCGCGCCACAGGAGATGATCGACCTCCGCTGCTGGCACGGCGACGGCGGCGTGGTCGCGAAGGACCTCCTCGCCCGTGACTACCTCACTCGGATCGGCACCCGCGTGTGGATCCAGGGCATCACGTGGGTCCTCGCGTTCAACACCGCGGGGCTGCCGACGTGGGTGCCGGACTCGGTGTACGTCGGCGCCAGCGCCCCGCCGTACGCCGAGGGCCTGCTCTGGGCTAAGCCGTAAGGAGGCCGTAGTGGGCACTGTACGAATCGGACCTCTCCAGAAGTCGAGCCCGGCGACGTCGTTCTGGCTCGAGGCGGACTGGGTCGCGCAGAGCGGCAACTCGTCGTGCCTGCGGGTGTGGCTCCGCTCCGCGAACGGTCCGGGCGGATCGACCGGCTCGAGCTTCGGCGGCTACGGCATCCAGGAAGCACACGCCGACCATAAGGGCCGGGTCGGCTGGCACGAGGGGAACCCGTTCCTCCCGAGCGGCTACCCGAACGGCGCGACCCGCTGGCACGACCATGTCGCGGACGTCTGGTACGAGCACGACGCGAACGGCTACCTCTACAACGTCGGCCTCGCGATGGTCGTCCGCTATGGGAACGTCAACGAGACGCATTACGGATCGATCGGTGCTCCCGGACGCATCCCGAAGCCGCCGACCGCGCCGCGAGACCTGCGGGCGGTCGACATCACTCCGAACAGTGCCGCCGTCACCTACGCCGCGCCAGCCGACTTTCGAGGGTCGTCGTTCATCCGCTACATCGCCGACTGGTACGAGATCAACGGGTCGAACAACCCGCTCGTGTGGAAGGACCTGGGCTCGAACGGGTACACGAGCCCGCAGGGCGGCGCCGTTCCCGGCGCTCCGGCGCTCAAGCCCGCGACGACCTATCACGTCTACATCGCAGCGGAAACGAACTACGGAGTCGGCGCCTGGTCGTCGATTGCGCTCACGACCAAGTCGGCGTTCTACGTCGGCAAGGGCGGCGGGTTCCCCGCAGCGGCCGGCGTTTTCGTCGGCAAGGGCGGCGCGTTCCCTGCGCTGCCCGAACTCCGCGTCGGTCGAGGCGGATCCTTCGTCACTCCCGGCTGACCTCGCACCCGCCACACCACCCAGCCCTCGGCAGTCGCCGGGGGCTTCGCCATGAAAGGAGCAAGACCATGACCGATCACAAGACGTGGGAGCTGCCGCAAGAGGACCGCGACACTCTCCGGGCGGCGCTGCTCGCCTACAAGGCGGACGGCGTCGAGAACCCGCAGATCCCGCTCAACGCCGACATCGACGGCGACGGAGTAGTGGACGCCTGGGCGCTCGACGAGAACGGCGACGTCGTCCTCGTCCCGCAGGTCCAGCTCGGGGAGACGGTCTACGCCTCCGAGGGTGCCGACGTCGGGGCAGGTGAGTGACCGTGGCATACAACTACGTCACCGTCGACGGGCAGCGCGTCCCCGCCGAGCTGGCCGTCGACTGGGCGAACCTCAAGCGGGACTTCGAGGCCGCGTTCCCCGGCATTACGCTCGTGATCGTCAGCGGCACCCGCACGGATGCCGAGCAGGAGCAGATCTTCCGCGAGCGGTACGTCACCGCGGGGAACGTCCGGGGCCGGCGCGTGTACGACACCCGCTGGTGGAACGGTCAGCTCTGGTACCGGATCTCCTCGGCCGGCACCGTCGCTCAGCCCGGCACGTCGAACCACCAGGAGTCCGGCCCCAACGGTCCTCGCTCGGTCGACATCCGCGACACGGGCGGCGACGCCGGAGTCACGCGCGCCGGCTCCCGCCGAGACCAGTGGATGCAGGCGAACGCCGGCCGTCATCACTTCGAGAACGAGGGCAATGCCTTCAACGAGCGGTGGCACAAGAAGTGGGTCGGCACCTTCGGCCAGACAGGCACGCCGGCCGGGGGAGGTGCGCCCGCTGCGAGCGGTCGCCCGAACGTGAAGGCCACGCTCAAGAGCTGGAACTGGAACGGTATCGCCGCGATGCTCCGGGCGACTGGCCGGTATCGGGGCAACAACGTTCCCGGGCCGATCATGTTCTCCGCGTTCCAGGACTTCCTGAACGACTCCGGTTACTCGCAGCGCGCCATCGGCAAGGTGCTCAAGCTCGACGGCGACCCCGGCGACGAGACCGCGAAGGCGCTGCAGGGCTGGCTCAAGTGGAAGCCCTGGGGCTACACGGGCGATATCGACGCCTGGCTCGGCGACGGGTCGCACAAGGCGTGGAACGCAGCCGAGGCGGCCAATTGGCAGGCGTTCCCCGGGCACCGCTAGTGGTCCGTAGGGTCGCTGCTCGGCATGCCTCTGGTCCCCGTCATCACCGCGGGTGGTGGCGGGGGCCGTGGCTCCCGATCGGCCTCATGGTCCCCGCGCTGGCGCTGCTCGGCTTCGCGATCCACCTCGCCCTTACGCTTCCGGGAGGTTGACATGCCGACGCTGTCCGCGTTGTCCGGGCGTGTGCGCCACGCTCGCGCCCGAATAGCTTTCGGGGCTCTCCTCATGAGCCAGTGGCTCTATCGGCAGACGGTGTGGCATCCAGCCGCGATCCCGGAATCACAGGGCGAATCGGACCGGGAGCTGAAACGGTACGTGCTTCCCGTGTTCGACATCATCATCACGGCCATGGGGCTGGCCGGCGTGATCCGGGGCATGCCCAGCTTCGACATCATTTTCGTCGACTTCATCGCTCACCTGTCAGGGTGGCTCCTGCTCATCGGTGGGGTGCTCGCGCTGGGCGGGATCTCGTTCCCGAAGCTCTGGCTCGCGGAGGGCATCGGGAAGCTGCTGATGCTCCTCGTGATCGGCGGGTATGCGGCAGCCCTTTGGGTGCTGACGTTCCAGGGCGAAGGCCAACGCTGGATCGTCTCGCTCGCTGTCACGGGGCTGCTCGTGCTCCCTCTGTGGAACCTCGCGCGTCTCGGCCGTGAACGGAGAGCGCGCCTTCCGCGGCGACTGCGGAAGGCGAGGGCTTGATGGAGACGGCTATCTGGACGGGCATCATCACCGGCCTCGGCGGCGCGGTCGCAGCGTTCATCGGCGCATGGTTCCTGTTCCGCGGGAAGCGTGTCGATCAGGAGATCGAAGAGACCAAGGTCGAAGCATCCGCGACAGACGCGTTCCTCAAGGGGCAGACCGCGTTTCAGGGGTACGTCGACTCCGTCGTCGAGAAGCGCGTCCTGGCCGCAGTCGCCGGCATGCAGGCCGAACTCGCCGAGCTGCAGCAGTCGATGAGCGACATGCGTCGCGAGTCGCACGAGATGAACGACGCGATCCGCGCCCGCGAGACGCAGCTCTGGCTGTGGAACATCCGCAACCGCCCGGGCCCGATGCCCACCCTGCCGCTCCCGATCCTGGTGCGGCTCGGAATCACTCACCTGTCCGCCGAGCCAGACCTCGAGGACACCGAACCATCTACCTGACCTGAGGAGGTCACCAGTGAAAATCTCTCTGCGAGCGAAGCTCGCGCTCTCCAACCTCGTCAACCCCGTGTGGTGGAAGGACGCCGCACTCCGCGCACTGTACTCCGCCGTCGCCATCGGCCTCCCGTACCTCGGCGCGACGCAGCTCGTCGCCGAGGTCTCGTGGCTCACCGTTCTCTCGGCCGGCGCCATCGGATTCGTAGCATCCCTCGCGACGTCTCTCGCCGGCCTTCCCGAGGTCGAGGGTGTCGACCTGCCGTGGTGGCTCGCGGCCGTCGAGCGCGTCGTCAAGACGTTCGGTCAGGCGATCGCGGCCGGTCTGCTCGGCGCCGTGCTGATCTCCGACGTGGAGTGGGGCGTCGTGCTGCAGGCATCCGCTCTCGCGGCTCTCGTGTCGCTGCTGCGCCTGATCCTGGCCACGCTGCCGAACGATCCGACTCCCGTGCTCGCGACCGTTGAGGTGCACAACGGCGACGAGGTCTACAACGTCACGTCGCTGCCGCCCGAGCCGAAGCACGTCGGCGGCCACAACATCGGCTGATACTCCGGAGGGTCGCGGTCTCCGTCATCGTCGTGGCCGCGACCCTCACCGTCCGTTTCTCCCCGTCCTGAAAGGAGCACACGAACATGGCACTCGAGGACCTGTACGACTCGCAGATCGCGTACAACCCCGACACCGAGGAGCTGGTCACCGGGGCCGCGTTCCAGGTGTTCGCGGCCGACGACTCGGCGTACGCGACGCCGCTCCCGCTGACCGACCCGGCATCCGGAGCCGGCATCCCGACGCTCCGCTCGAGCAACATCGGAGTGCTTCCGTCCTTCCGTGTCGCTGGCGATCCGCCGCAGGTGATCCTCAAGTCAGGATCGTTCGTCACCCAGCTCACGTCGAAGTTCGGCGCGGTCCTCGCGGCCGGGCTCGACCCTGACACTGTGGCTGCGGCGATCGCGGCGGCCACCGCTGCCCAGGCGGCCGTCGCTCAGGCTCAGACGGTCGTGGAGGTCACCGCGCCGGCCGCCGCGCTCGCTGCCGTCGACGACATGCTGGCGACGCGCGACGTGTCGACGTCCTCGCCCGTCTCGCCGGAGTTCGACAACGACGAGGCGTTCCTCGGCGACGCCGACGGCCGACCCTCCAGGGTCGGCTTCGACGTCGACGGCGAGATCGCCGAGGCCACGATGCGATCGGCCGAGGGCAAGGGTATGCCGCGCGTGGTGGCGACATCCGACGGCGACGGCGGGTTCTACCTCGCGGACGACGAAGGCAACCGGTACGCGCTCGGCTTCGACGCGACCGGACAGTTTGACCTCATCACCAAGTGGGCGATGGTCAACCTCCTGGGGTTCCACGTCGGACCCAGCAAGCCGTTCGTGTGGAACGGCACCGAAGACATGGTGTGGTTTCGCACCGACGGCACGACGCTCATCGACATCCTCATTCTGGAAGGCGGCGCCTGATGGTATTCAAGTCCCTGCTCGGAGGCCGCAGCACCCTGGACATCGGCACGGCACGCTCGCTCGAGCGCGACGAGAAGGTGCTCGACGGAAAGGTCCTCGCGTTCGACGACTTCGAGGACGGCTTCGGCCGCTGGGCCGATCACATCGCGGGGAACGACACCACCTCGACGGTTCGCAACCCGATGTCGCTGACGTCGGAGCGCGCGCTCTCGGGTGCGCGATCGCTGCTGATGTCGGCGAAGTCCGCTCCGGCGCACATCACGGACCCCGCCGTGCGCGCGAATTGGCGGCACGACGGCACCGGCTCCTACAACCGGCTCTCTCGTGACTTCCCGATCACGGAGGACGGCTGGCGCTACATCGACATCTCCTGGCACATGGCGCTGGGCGGGACGTCGGCGCGCGCGTTCGGCAGCTTCAACGTCTACCTGGACACGCAGGAGTGGGTGCTGCCGGGCGACTGGCAGACGAACCCGAACTACAAGGGCCGCTCGTACTTCAACGCCCGCGTCTCGATCGACCCGGTGACTGGGTTCCAGCGGTGGGGGATTGGCAATCAGTCGCTCTCCGTGCACCAGTGGCTCGAGTCCACAGTGGGCGGGGTCGCGGCTCCCGGCTTCAACGAGGACAAGCGCAACGACACGTATTGCCGGCTCACGCTCGATCTGTGGGCGAACAGCAAGTGGGGCCGGTACGACTCCCTGCAGGTCGCCGACCAGCTCATCGACCTGGTCCCGTTCGGCTACCGCCCATACGCGGAACCCCCGCAGTACAGCACTACCGACCCGCAGCGGTCGTTCGCGGGCGGCCTCAATCCCGGCTTCAACATCACTGCTGGGGACCCAACGGTTTCCGGGTACGAGGCCGGCGACGTGTGGGCGATCCTCGACGACGTGGTCGTCTCGATCCGAAAGGCGGCGTGAGCATGGCTGGTCGCACGCACGTATTCCTGGCGGCCGACTCGACGATGGCGCTGCGCGCGGACGGGTCAACGTCGGCGGTCGTCGCCAACGCGTTCCCGGTCTCGCAGTTCGACTGGGGATTCTCCGACGAGTGCCGGTGGACCGTCGGCGTCGAGCAGGTGCTCGGAACACCGACGTCGTTCCAGCTCAAGCCCGTGCTGCAGTTCGCGGTCATGCACACCACGGGGCAGCGGCTCACGAAGCCCCGCTGGTACGACGTCCCCGCCGACCAGGTGGCCGCGCTCACCCGCGAGGGTGACGACTTCGCTGCGATGTCGGCGGCGCCGTCCGCCCAGTCCCGCTCGCTCGTCGGCTACGGCAAGTGGATGCGGATCGTCCTGAAGCCCACGTTCGAGGGCGGCGCGGACCCGCGGCTGCTCGTGGCACTGATCGCCGAGACGAAGTAGGAGGAACCATGCCATCCGTTCTCAGGATCCCCGGCTCTCTCATCCAGGGCGTGCCGACCCCGAAGGCGTCCGCGCTGCTCGAGGGCGTGAGCGACGGCCCGCTGGTGATGGTCTACCCGGGCAGCCCGTTCGCGCCGCTCGGGGCGATCCCGGCAGCGAGCGGGCCGCTCGTGAACCTCGCCGCAGATCTCGCCGCCGCGACCATCGGGGGAGACCCGGGCGCGCCGACGGTCACCAACACCATCGCATCAGGGTCGGCGAAGACGAAGGCCGAGCTGACCGCCAAGGGCGGCATCCACGTGATGAACTCGCTCACCGCTCAGGCGTCGCCGTACGAGCTGTTCGACATCAGTCTCGGCAGCGCGGCGCTGCTCGCCTACATCAACGCGAACCCGACCCACGACTACTACCTCGGCGTCTGGTACCGCGTCACCCGCGTCGGACCCTACGCGGGTAACCCGCACTACTTCGCGGGCCTGCAGAAGGGAAACCCCGTCGGTACAGCGGGGGACCGGTGGCTCATGGTGGGCCCGAGTTCGGCGAGCAGCCAGGCGTACGCGCCCACCGCGGCGTCCGGTCTCCGGCCGGCCGGCGCACCGGTGGAACGTCGCGACGGTAGCAGCGGCGCTTACACGTTCTTCGCCGGCATCGGTACGACGGACGCGCCCGCATCGTTCGCTGCACTGAATCGGCTTGTGCGCCTCGGTGCTGCGTCGTCGGGTCAGACGAACGGATTGTCGTCGATCGTCGTGTACCGGCTCTACCTCGAGGACCTGACCGCGTCCGGCCGATCGTTCGCGGATGTCGCCGCTGACGATCACGACGAGTACGTCTCGGAGGTCCTCACCGCTGGCGGCGTCTACTTCGGCGACACGTGGAGCAACCCCGCGACGGTGCTCCCGTGATCTAGTCGCGACTATCACCGGCCCCCGGCCAGCATCCTCGGATGCTGGCCGGGGGCTTTCGGCGTTTCTGCAGGGGGCTCCGCGTTAGCTGCCGGGAACGACGCTCGTCAGCCGCTCGTTCAGAATCGGGCCGAGCGATTTCGCGTAGGTGGCAGTGATGTGGCTGAGGTCGCGGTAGACGAGCACGTTCCCAATCACAGGTGCGCAGGACGCGCCCGGGCAGATGTACTCGTTCAGGTCGACCAGCGCAGCCCGGGACTCTCGCTGCGTGGCCTCGACGAGGGCCAGCCCGCGGTTGTCGCTCGCCTGTTCGCGAGGTACAGCGCACGCGAGGAGGTTGCTCTCGTTCTGCGAGACGCACTCCGGCACGTCGATCTTGGGGGCGGGTGTGTCTCGGATCGCTACGACGGGGGTTCCGCGATCGAGTAGCGGCTTCCACGCGGCGGCGTGCGCCTCGGCCATGCCTGCAACCCCGCGGCTCCCCGAGACTGCAGCGGCGTCGGTGTAGTTCGATGTGAACACCATCGCCAGCGCCGAATCGTTGGCGAGCACGCCCTGCATTGCTTCGTTCCACGCCATGCACGACTCGTACGGCGCTCCCTGGCGCACCAGCTCGCCTAGCGCGAAGGGGCACGCGTCGTGGATGTACACGGTCACCCGCCAGTTGCGCTCGGCGGCGACCGTCTGGAACGCGGGAATCCATTGCTTCGCGTGGGAGTCGCCGACGAGAGCAACGCGAGTGCCGTCCTCCGGGCCGATCGAGCAGCTCTTCACCTCGCTCGAGTCGACAGCGGATGTGGGGCAGCTTGGCCAATCCGCCGCCGCGTTGATCGCAGCAGGCGTGATGATCTCCGACGTCGCGACGGGCTCAGTTCCTGCCGGAGGGTTCGGTAGGAGGAGGGCGCCCTGCTCGATCTGGGCAGGCTCGCCGTCGAGGCCGGCGGTCGCTTCTGGAGCGACATAGCTGGACGCGCGCGCCGCGTTCTGCGCGTCGCGGAAGGCGAAGATCAACGCACCGCCCGCGAGGCCCGTGACGATCATCAGGCACAGGCCGAGAGCGATCGCCTTCGAGGGCTCGTCGGTGAGGACCTTCGCGGTGTTGAACGGGTTCTCGACCCAGCGGTACGTGGCCCACGCCAGGCCGATTGAGAGGGCAGCGAGCACTGCGGCGGCGAGGAGGTTGATCTCTCCGAGGATGCTGGTCGCGAGCACGATCAGCGGCCAATGCCACAGGTAGAGGGAGTAGGAGATGTCGCCGACGAAGACGGCGGGGCGGATGCCGAGGACGATGCCGGGTCCGTATCGGGCGGGCACGATTCCGCCGGCGAGGACGAGCGCGGTGGCGACTGTCGGTAGGAGTGCCGCTGCCCCGGGGTAGGGAACGCCGGGGCCGATGAGGGTGAGGGACGCGATGATCCCGACGATGCCCGCCCATCCCGCCACGATCAGGACAGCCCTATTCAGGCGGGCGATGTAGACGGCCGCCGCCGCGACGATCGCTCCGATGGCTAGTTCCCACATGCGGGTCGTGGTCACGAAGTATGCAGGGCCGGCGCTCTCGGACGTGTAGTAGATCGACCAGAGCAGCGACGGGACTGTGACGACCGCCAGCGCTGCAAGCACAGCGGGGCGGAACCGCGGGCTAGTGATGCGGCGTGAGCGGCTCCGGTGGTGGTGACGGCTGGCGAAGAAGAGGCCGACGAGGACGAGCAGGAATGGCCACACGAGGTAGAACTGCTCTTCGACCCCGAGGGACCAGAAGTGCTGCAGTGGACTGGGCGCCGCATCCAGGCTGAGGTAGTCGACGGAGGTCTGGGCGAGGCGCCAGTTCTCGACGTAGAACGCGGACGCGATTCCGTCCCATCCGATCGATTCCCACCGGGTCGGCGGGAGGATCAGGAACGACAGCCCCAGTGTGGCTAGCAGTACGAGCGTCGCGGCAGGGATGAGCCGTTTGGCCCGGCGGCCGTAGAACTCCCGGATGGAGATGCGTCCGGTCGACTCGAGCTGTCGGAGGAGGATGCCGGTGATGAGGAACCCGGAGATGACAAAGAAGATGTCCACGCCGACGAACCCGCCTGGCAGCCAAGCCGAGTTCAGGTGGTAGACGAGCACCGCGAGGACGGCTACCGTGCGGAGGCCCTGGATATCAGGCCGGAACCGGCTTTTCTTCTCAGGCTCCTCACGTCGTGTGGATGCTGCGCGCGCGACTGTGAGATTGGACACTTGACCCCCGGTTTCCGACGTCGTGATCCTAGCCGAGTCGCCGGGCCCGCCCTGTCCACCATGAGCGCACATTGCACGGGCGGCAATCCGATCCGCTGCACGCTCCGAACGATTCACGCCCGCCCCGACAGCGGGCACGCCCCCTCCCAGCCTCACCGCTGGGAGGGGGCTTCGTCGTTACGGACGTGACTGAGGAGGTAGGAGCCCGGCGGCTCGGTACTCGGCGACCCGCGCCTCGAAGCTCTCACGCCGCGCGCGCTGGTACGGCGTCCATAAGTGAGGCTGGTCGGTGACGTCGTGGCCGTCGCGCCGCACGCGCTCCCAGTGGGGGTCGGAGCCGGCACGGAGATAGGTGAGTTCGAGTGCGGGGTTCACTCGGTCGAGTTCCGCGAATGCGCGAGCGTCATAGTCGCGTGGCTGCCTGTTCCTGCCCACGATGTTCCCCTTCCCCGTCGGGAGGACCGAGGCTACTCCGGGGGTTCGACCTTCCGCATCGCGCCGTCCCACTCGCCGCCCGAGATCTCGTGCAGGTAGGCCGCAAATGCAGCACCGTACTCGGCGGGCTGAATGTCGTGCAGCTCGCAGTACTCCTCGAACGAGATCGGCTCAGCCACCGTGGATCCCGGGGGAGTCCGACACCGGAAGCTGTGCAC